TCTACGTCAGCGCCGACGGGCTGACGGTTGTGCCGACCACGACTTCGCGCGTGACGGCCGGCGGACGCACCTTCAGCTGCTACAGCTGCCAGCCGTTCACGGTCAACGGCACGACCGTGGCCTACGAACTCGAGGTCGGCGAGGTGGGCACCTGATGACAAAGGACGTGCGCTCCTGGCGGCAAGAGATCGACCAGTTTATCGAAGAGAAGGTCGTCGGCGAGGCGCTGGACGTTCAGGGCAAGATCATGCTGGAGCTGCTGACCCAACTGGTCACGGGCACGCCTGTGGGCAAACGTAGCCGGTGGAAGATCAACCAGGGCAAGCCCGCATCCAAGCACCGGCCCAAGGGCTACGTGGGCGGACATGCTCGCAAGAACTGGCAGGTCACGATCAACGCTCCTGCCATCAGCGAGATACCCGGCGAGGACAAGAGTGGCAGAGCAGCCACTAGGGCCGGCAAAGCTGTCATCGACACAATCACCGAGCCTTGCATCGGCTACATCAGCAACCTCGTGCCCTACATCCAAAGGCTGGACGAAGGCTGGTCGTCGACTAAGACGCGCGGCATGGTGCAGCCGGCATTGAATGCCGTGCGTCGCAAGTTCGGGCTCAACAAATGACCGACCAGGCCGACATCTTCGAGGCGATCCGCAGCCGCTTTCAGACGCAGATCGCCGTCGGGCAGAGCATTGACGTGGTCTACGACAACGGCCCCGAGCCGTCGAGCATCTCCGCGAGCTGGTGCCGCTTCATGGTCGACATCCGGTCGCAGGAGCAGATCAGCATGGGCACGATCCGCTACCGCATGACGGGCATGGCGACGGCGCGGCTGTTCACGCCGATTGCCAAGGGCGACGGGGCCAGCATCGACTTGGCCGATGCCGTTGTGACCGCGTTCCGCGGCGTCCGCCTGACTTCTCCCGACGTGATATTTACCCCGCCGCCTGGCGTCATCGGCACGGCCTCGCAGCAAGACGCCTGGTGCATCCGCACCGTTGAGATTCCTTTCCGAGCCGACATAGTCACATGAGCGACAGCAACCGCCTCCGCGTCTCTATTCTGAAGGAGTCGACCTTTGGCACTACGCCGAGCGGCTCCCAGAACTACCAGGTTCTGCCAGTCACCGGCCAGTCGCTGCGCGACCGGGTCGGCTACACGCAGAGCAACATCATCAACGCCGACCGCAACGTCGAAGAGCTGGTGCGCTTGTCCAAGGCGGCCGGCGGCCAGACGCCGTTCGAGCTGATGTTCTCGCCGACCGGCGAGGCCATCGAGCAGCTGCTCGGCGCGACGATGTGCAGCGCCGAGACTGCTGTGGCGACGGGCAGCGGCGGCACCACGGGCGGCAGCGACAAGGTCATCAGTGTGGACGTGGGCGGCTCGAGCAACGCTGACGTCGACGTCGGCGACATCGTCCACGTCAGCGGGACCAACGCCGGCTACTACAAGGTGACCGCCAAGACGAGTGTGGAGATCACCGTTGAGGCCGACGCCAACCTAGCGGCCGACACGGGCATCACGGTCACGCGCGCCGCGCGGCGGGTGAACGGCACGGTCGAGGACTCGTTCACGATCGAGATCGCGCGCCTAGACCTGCAGATTGCGCAGGTGTTCACGGGCTGCGTCATCAACACGCTGGACCTGACCATCGCCGACGAGGCGATCGTCACGGGCACGTTCACCTTCGAGGCGGCCAACAGCACGTTCGTTACCAGCAACACGGGCACGACGGACCAGTTCATCGCCAGCGCCACCTACGTCGACGCGACCGATCACCCGGTTCTCGACAGCCTGAGCGTGCCCGAGATCCGCAGCGCCGGCTCGGAGTTCGCCGCCAAGCAGATCACGCTGAACATCAACAACAACGTCGCGGCGCGCACCGAGCTGGGCAAGCTGGGCGCGCAGTCCATGCGGCAGGGGGAGTTCAACGTCACGGGCAGCTTCGACAGCTACTTCGAGGACTTCACCGAGCTGCAGAGCTACGCCAACAACACCGAGGGGGCTATCTGGTTCGCGCTGATCGACGCCAACAGCAAGGGCTACTCGTTCAGCCTGCCGACGGTCAAGTTCAGCGACGGCGGCGCAGATGTCACCGGAAGCAACACCGACACCATGATCTCCGTGAGCTATCAGGCTACGCTCAACAGCACGGAGAGCTGCACGGTTCGGATGCAGCGTTGGGCCTAATGGATCTCGAAAGCATTCAACTTGATAAGGGCAAGCTGGACGGCGGCATCTGGTGGGTGCTGTCCGTCCGCGATGGGCAGATCGTCGGCGAGCAGGTCGACAACGTCGGCGAGCAAGACCCGGCCATCCTGCTGGTGCCGATGGGCACGGCCTACGAGCGGCAGCTCGAGCGCGAGCGCGAGCCGCATCTGAGCAAGCTACGCAGCAAGGACACCACGGCCGACGAGCTGGAGCGCATCACGCTCGAGACCGCGGCGCGGGCGCTGGCTCAGACCGTGGTGCGTGACTGGCAGAACATCACGTTCAAGGGCAAGGCGATCGGGTTCAGCCAGGCCAAGGCTGCCGAGCTGCTGGCCGACCGGACCTTCCGCAACCTCCTCGACTTCGTATTGATCCAAGCGAGCCAGCGCGCCGCGGCGCTGGTCCGTGTAGAGGCAGACTCCGCGGGAAACTGACCGACGTTCTGCGGTGGCACCTGCGGCACAGCAAGGACGAAAACTACCTCCGCAGGCTGGCGAAATGGCGCGAGCGACACAACAAGCCGGCACCGGCAGCATGGCGCGAGCGTCCGCAGCTCTGGGCGGATCTGCAGCCCGTCTGGGATGCGTGGCAGATGGTCAACGTGGGCCGTCCGGTTGGCATGAGTGCTGGCGGCCTGCCATGGAGCGACCTGTCGTCCTACGCCGGAGACGCAGGCTATACCGGCGACCAACGCTTGCGGCTTTGTCGGCTGCTGCGCGCGATGGACGCTACGTTCTTAGGGCACAACGCCGAGCAGCGGGAGGAGCGCCGTGGTAGATCGCAAGACCGTCGAGATCGCCGTCGATAGCCGCGGCGTCGTGGCCGGCCTGAAGGAGGCCGACAAGGCGTTCGACCAGACCGCGCGCAAGGCGGACAAGGCCGAGAAGGAGGTCAAGCAGGTCGGCCAGACCAGCCATGAGGCTGGCCGGAACATGTCGGCCGCGTTCGCTGCGACGGGCGGCGGCCTGGCGATCACGCACGGTCTGGAGGGCATCGCGACTGGCTTCAGGTCCGGCAACAGCGCCATGTCTGCGTTTGCGGCGTCGCAGGCGCTGCTCGACTTGGGCCGGTTTGCGGAGGACATGAAGGGCGTCACGCAGGCGGCCGGTGGAGCCACGAGCATTTTTGGCACGCTGGGCGCTGTCATGAAGGCGCACCCGCTCATGACGATCGCAACGGTGCTAGCTGGCGCGGCGGCTGCGATGGCGATCTTCAGCGATGACACGGGCGAGGCTGCTGACGAGTTCGATCGTCTCGCCGAATCGATGGAGAAGGTCCGCATCAGCCGACAAGCGGCAGAATTGCTAGGCGTAAGCCAGCTGTCGGCTGCCCAGCGTCAACAGCAAGGCGTGCGCGGAGCCGCGGAAGCCTTTGTAACAGGTGGCGCAACCTACGGCGGCATGGCAGGGGCGCTAGGTGTGCCCATGCAGGAGTTGCTGCGGTTGCAACAAGTCGGTGGGGCTGCATTGCCGACTGAGCCTGTATTCCGGCGAGTTGGTGGCGCGGGCCAGTTTGGCGCGTCTCGGATGGAAGAGGTGCCGTTTGCCGAACAGCAAGTCACGCGCGAGGCCGCGCAGGCCATACTTCGCACGCTTTATCGCCAACTGGAGAGCGAGACGAAGCAGCTACAAGCTAAAGGTGGCACTGCGGCAGGAGCTGGGGCTGCACTAGGTGGACCCGGTTTTGACATCTTTGCGGTCGGCCAGGCCGGCGGCGCGTTTGCTCGAGATGGCACGGTCTACCCTGCGGGCTTCGGCACGGGTCAGGCGCTCATGCGTCAACCAGGCATGCCGGGTACGTTTGGATACCAACCGGCTGCGTTGACCGGCGGCGCTGCGCCAGGCACCGGCATGCTGGGCTTCGGCATGGATCGCATGATGCAGGCGTCGCTCGCGTTGGCGGACTACCAGCGCGAGCAGGCCGACCTAGCCAAGCAGCGCATGGACGAGCTCGTGGCGCTGGGCGAGGACTTCGGCGCGACCATCGGCGACGCCTTCTTCCGCGTGGCCGAGGGCACGGCGACGGCCCGGCAGGCCGCGGCCGAGCTGGTTCGCATGTTCGCCCAGATGGCCTCCACTGGTATCTTCCGGCAGATCGGCAAGTCGATCGGCAGCGCATTCGCTCCGACGCCGACGCAGGAAACGGCCAACGCCGCACCTGCGCCCACAAGCATGGGTCCGTAGCACATGGCATTCCACAACGTATCACTGCCGGACGACTTCGAGTATCGGAGCATCAGCGGCGCGGGCTTCTCCACGATCGTGCAGGAGACCGCCAGCGGCCACGAGTTCCGCGTCGCGCGGCAGTCGCAGGGTCGGCACCAGTTCCGGCTTGCGAAGGCACTACAGACGCCCACAGAGGCCCAGACGATCAAGGCGTTCGCGCTTGGCCGGCGCGGCAGCCTGCACAGCTTCCGCCTGAAGGACTGGTCGGACTTTACGACCGCAGCGGACGGCGTCAGCGACCCGACCGACACCGACGTCATCGTCGGCACTGGCGACGGAGCGGAGGACACGTTCCAGCTGATCAAGGTCTACGACGCCAGCGGGGCCGCGCCGTATCAGCGCACGATCACGCTGCCTGTCAGCGGCACCGTGGTCGTCAGCGTCGACTCGGTCGCCACGACGGCGTTCACGCTCTCAAGCACGGGCGAGGTCGTGATGAACGCCGCGCCGACCGAGGGGCAGGTCGTCCGCGCCGGCTGCAAGTTCGACGTGCCTGTGCGCTTCACGGCCGACGTGGATCAGTTCATGCAGCTGCAGGCCGACGGCTACGAGATTTGGAGCCTGCCACAGCTGGACTGCATCGAGGTGCTGTCCGAGGTCGAGCAGCCCGAGCGATGGTTCGCGGGCGGCGCGACGGATCACGGCCAAGTGAGCGTCACGCAAACGCTGAGGCTCAACGGTGGCATGCTCAACGTGTTTACGCCCACAGCTGCGGTCGACGTATACCTGCCTGCCGTCTCGCGCATTCCCGGCGGCGGGCAGATTTTTGTCATCAACTGCACCAGCAGCAGCACGGGCACGCTGCAGCTGGTGGACGAGGACGGCGACGACGTAGGCAGCGCGATCAGCGCGGGCACGACCAAGACCGTGGCGCTTGCTCGAGGCACGACGACGGCGACTTGGGTAGTCTACTGATGGCCCGCACCGCGCTTGAGGAGATGTGGGGCGGGTATCACCGCAGCACCGTCAACGACGGCACGGTGCCTCTGCCGTCTGGCGTGCCTGGCGCGGCGCGGTTCATCGACAACGGCGTGGCCGCGATACGCCTGCAGGACGCGCGGCTGCTGCCCGTCGGTGGCCCGATCTACACGGTCTGGAACAATCAGGTCGGCGGCGGCGTGGCGCTGCTCAAGGACGCCGCAGGGTCGACGCTGGACACGCTGAACAACGACGAGGTGGCCCAGTGCTACCTGCTGGACAACAGCA